AAGAAAGAATAGTGTACCATACACCTCAAACGCTCTTGGATGTTCAGACGCTTTAGCGATATGTAATATCTCATCCATTGCATCTTTACCCTGGTCGATAATATCCTGAAGATTTTCTTTTGACTGGTTATATGCATCAGTCAAATCTTGATCCAAATCCACCACATCAGATGTGGGTTTCTGTATCACCACAGGCAATTTTTCGGATTTTACAACCGGAGTCACTTCAAATAGTTCTGCCATATTTTTATCAAAGTCGCTCATAAGTAATTAATGATTATATATTAGGATATTCCGTAATAGTCGTGGTATATGTATATGCACTATTCGGAGTAGCATTTGTTGGATTAGGAACAACATCCACTTTGACTAGTTGCAATGGAACCACCTGATACGAAGTAAAGGTATATTTCGCATTACTCTGTGCGCCGTAAATGGGCATACTAGAAACAAAATTACCTTGTATTTCAGTAACATGCAAGGTGTTGTTTGAATAAAAAAGAACCTTTGCTGTTGCTGTTGCTGTTTGTAAAGAATATCCCTGGTAAACAATTTCGCCGTCTTTATATGTTCCTGTACCCGTTGCATTCATATTAAATGCGACATTATCATGTTCAGAAACACCACTCAATATATTTGTTATAGAATTTCTTATTATATTTACAGGAGATGTTGCACCAAATATGTATCCATGTACGGTAAAATTTAAAGTCCAAATAATAATTCTTGGATCGGATTCTCTATTACCTTCATCTTGAACAGAGTAATCAACATTCTTCAAAATAATAGGTACTTCTTTAACTACACCCATCTCAGGAATAAGATTCAAATTAATTGTGTAATCTGGTGTAAAGAAAGGAAGTATGTGTTCTATGATTTGATTGCCGTCCTCAATGTTTCTAACATAGAGATATAATGAAAAATCAAAATCGTATGGAACCGGATTGTATTGTGAAATTACTCCACCGGATGCAGTACTGGCAAATTTCTTTTGGTTCGTATTCAGTTTGCGTTCCGAACTGTAGGATAGGCCGTTCAAAATATAAGACATTCTAGGTAACGTCATTTGAACTTTTTTATCTAGATCGGGATCACCTTGCAAACGCATCACATACATTTCTTTCGAAGCATATGCAATTGGAACAAGGAATCTTTCCTGTTCCGTCAAGTCTTGATTATACCGAACTAAGGTGATGTTATTAAATAAATCACCAAATGCTACAGTAAGTTTTCGTATAACTCTATTATATGAATTTGCCATTAAATGCTACCGAAAGGATTAGACTCTGTTGTATTCACGATTACGGATCCCTGAGTTTCAATATAACCATTATCATAATTTTCATGTGTTGATGGCACGTTCATCAAATCAAACGTAGCCAATGTATAGTGTGCGTTACTAGTTGCACCCCTAACCACAGAACCATCAACAAATTCACCAAGAATATTTGTAACGGATAGAACCTTACTTACTGAATTCCATGAAGATACTGTTGCAGATGTTGTTGCATTTGCATATGTTGCATCAGTCGATTGAAATACAAGTTCCTTATCCAAATATGTTCCTGTTCCCACACCCAAATCTAAGTGTATTGTATACGCAGACTCTGTAACCACATCATCAATTTCAGTCATACCAGTCTCAATAACTTCTTGTGAGTACTTGAATTTCTCCATTTCCAATTCATAGAAATAAGGAACTTTTCTTCCCAACATAAAGAAATCTTTTGTTTGATTCGTAAATTTAATCTCATACAGTTCACCAGTTCCATTCAAGAACGGAATATAAACAAGATCACCTTCACGCGGTCTAGTAAATGTATTCTGAGGAACTCTCTGAGAGAAAGAACGCTTCGAAACAATAACGCTAATGTTGTTCTTAATTTCAAGACCAAACTTAGAAAAGAACTCCTTCTCACCCATATATTCTGTCGAATTCGAAAGATACATTTCTAATGGGAATGCAGTCTTGAATTTCTTGATTGGATCTTCACCAAATAATAAGTCTCTAGCCTCATCATTATTGTTAGGAAGATAAAACGCATCAAATCCCATGATCTTGATAGACTCAACAATCAGGTCTTCGATAACTCTTTGTTCGGAATGTGCTCCGTAATTATTAAAATAAGGTGATGTTGCCATTTATTGTTTTGCTTTCTGGTGCCTTAGAATAGCGGATTGTCTCATTTTTTCTAAAGTTTCGGGCGAATGTTTTCTTCCATAATTAGGATTTTTTTCACCTATGCGAGAATCACTTAATTGTTTCTTAGTTTCATCAGACATTTTGCAACCTTTTTTCGACTCGCTTATTTTATTTTTAGTTTCAACAGAAAGATTCCAAGTTTTACCTTTAGAACCAGATGCCAATTTTCTTGCTTCCGCGAAGGCTGCTCGTTTTATAGTTTTTGCTTCATCACTCAAACTATTCCAATGTTGTTTAGTTTTCTCAGAAAGTAGTTTACGCAGATTTTCATCCTGCATTACTTTTTTAATTCTCTCACTATTTTGTTTTCGCTGTTCGTCTGTTGCTTTCCATCCAAAAGTGCCCTCACCACCATCAGTTTCGTTATAACCATTTCTTTTGGTATCTAATTTATTAATCCAATATTTCTCTTTCTCAAACAATTCATCTTTATGTTCAGCGGAATCTATTTCAGTAATAAAAAAATTTTTGACACCATAAAGCGACATTGCATTATGTAGGTGACTTTTATTTGAAGTATTTTTGGTATTAGATATAGTTTTATGTTGTTTAAATCTTCTATTAATATCACCTCTTGTGATACCAACATATTTTTTGTTATCTATTTTATTTTCTATACAATAAACTTTCATATAAACTCCTTGTTGTACCTTTATTTATACAACAAGGACATTTGAGCGCCACTCGAATTCTTAATTAATTAAGGAAAAATTCCAAAGGTGCGCCATAATTGGTTTCCATTTCTTTCTCAAGTCGCTCAATCTCATCTGCGGCTTCTTGATAAATCTTGTCACCATTCAAAGCAACACCACCGGGCAATGAAAGTCCTGAGAATTTCTTTAGATTATTACCCCATGTACGCTTGATAAGTGCAGTCGCATACTCTTTAAGCCAACGATCATTCCACACATTATGGTAAACATCAGGATTAATATTAGCATAGGCTTCTGCAACAACAACGGTACCTAATGGTGATTGACTGCCGCCCCAACTCCAATCAATGTACAGCCTCTGCATATGCCTCTGGAAGCGAATAGGAACCGATCCAGTGAACATAAGTTCAAGTGAACGTAGGTGTTGTTGTGTTAGTGTATAATTTACGTAGGATGCAGATGTGAAGTCATACAGTTCATTCAGTCGAAGTTGATATCTCAAGTCGAACATATTGATTGTTGCTTGTGAATCTGTAATAGGAAAGATTCTGGAAATACCAACAATCTCCATAGAATTGCCATCTTGGTCCAGAGTACCACTCAAATCAATATAATGATTGTCAATATCGGGTTGTTGCAATGCTTTAATGTAATAGATTTTCTGTAATCCATCAAAGTGATAGTCTTGCCAATATTGCAACGCATCATCTATTCTGTCCTGCACCTGGTCATCATCGACATTAATATCGATGACAGGAAAGCCTAATCTACGTAAACAATAACTTGTGAAATCTGCTCGGTTTGAAACGGTGGCCATTAGTTTTCTCCTACTATTGTAGTATTTATCTGAAGTGAATTACTTCAGTTTTTCTTCTAGTGAAGTTACTTTAGCATTAAGTTCTTTGATAGCCTCAACTAACAGGCCGGCAAGGTTTCCATACGCAAGCGATAAGTGTTTACCTTCCATGACAGCCTCAGGTAAAACCTTCTGTACGTCTTGTGCTATCAAACCAGTCTGTCTTTCACCAGTGTCAATACGGCTGAAAGTATAACCTGTAAGTTGTTGAACCTTTTCAAGTGCATCAGGAATTTGATCAAGATTTTCTTTAAGTCTTCTATCGGAATATGCAGTAATAGTACCTGATGCCGTAATGTTAGCGAAATTGGAGTAAGAACCAGAGATTGCAGCATTAGAAATTATACCCGTTCCACTTATGAGTGTATTTCCATTATAGGACATGATGTTGTCATAGCCTGTGCCAGCATAAAAAATATTGTTATTTCCGGCGCCGGCCGTAATATTATCAAATTTGATTCCGTTAATTGTTACACCGGCGGCCGGAGGTGTCACAGTAACAACTCGGAATCCATTCCATGTACTTCCAGAAGTTGTGCCGGCTTCAAGGTCAATGCGGGACGCCGAAGATTCAATAGCTCCCGCTCCACCAGTATAGTGCACCTGTAGTGCAGATATACCAGCAGTGGTGATGCCGGCACCAGCATTAGTAATTTGCAGCATATCCACGGTCGGAACAGATACTGCAGAAAGTATTAATGCATTATTACTGGTATAAAATGATAAAGGTCTTGTGTTGGAAAGATAACCGGTGTTGTTTGCATATATTATTGCGTTTGGTAAGTAACCGGATGAAGTCAGCGACGTATTAGCCTTATTGAATGCAGCAGTAATGGATGCATTCTGTGTTAGGTCTACGCCCTGTATGATTGTTATTGCTGCGTTCTGAGTGGTATCAACACCCTGTATAATTGTAATAGCGGCGTTCTGAGTATTATTAACACCTTGACCAATAACAATATTAGCATTAGCAGTATTCAATCCACCTTGTAGTGTATTAGCTAAAGTATAAGCAGCAGATATGGATGCATTTTGTGTTAAATCCACACCTTGTATTGTTGCAATATTGGTGTTCTGAGTAGTATCAACACCTTGAATTATGGTAATACTAGCATTCTGTGTGGTATCAACACCTTGTATAATTGTAATAGCCGCGTTCTGAGTATTATTAACACCTTGACCAATAACAATATTTGCATTAGCCGTGTTTAATCCACCTTGTAAAGTGTTAGCTAATCCGTAAGCGGCAGATATGGATGCATTTTGAGTTAGGTCCACACCTTGTATAATTGTAATAGCGGCATTTTGGGTATTATTAACACCTTGACCAATGACAATATTAGCGTTGGCAGTATTAAGACCACCTTGTAAGGTGTTAGCTAATCCGTAAGCGGCAGATATGGATGCATTCTGTGTTAGGTCCACACCTTGAATTGCTGTTATTGCTGCGTTCTGTCCAACATCTACACCTTGAATTATGGTGATATTAGCATTCTGGGTGTTATTAACTCCTTGACCAATGACAATATTGGCATTAGCCGTGTTTAATCCACCTTGTAAAGTATTAGCTAAACCAAATGCAGCAGAGATACTAGAATTTTGTGTTAAATCCACACCTTGGATTGTTGCAATATTGGTATTCTGAGTAGTATCAACACCTTGGATAATAGTAATATTGGTACCTGTCACCGTACCTGTTGCGGCTATGTTACCCGTAACGGAAAGTTTTTGTGCTGGAGCCGCATCACCAACACCCACGTTACCGGAATACTGTGCAAGTTTTATTGTGCCAGTATCCAATACCTCAATACTAGGAATACCAGAAACGTCATTAACAGAAAATATTGTTCCGGTTAAACTATTTGTAACAGAAAATAATTGACCAGCAGAGCCCTCAAAAGACAATGTTCCATTACTTGTTGGATATGCTTTAAGTGTGATGTTCTGTGCGCTAGTGGTTGAATCTGCACCAGAAAATACAATTTTAGGATCATCAGTTGAGGAACCAATGTTCGGTGTAATTACTATATTTTTATCGGAGGTTGCCATTTATTCTTCCTGTGATCTTGTTATATTTATATACCATATCGACCACGCAATGCGTTGAAGTTTTGTAGCACTTCCGCATCAGTCAGTACTCTATTATACACCAATAGAAAACCTACTTGACCATCAGTCATTTCTATTAATGTTGGACCGTAACCACCTATTTGTAGACCACTTGGTCCTTGAGTGCCGCCTGCATTATTATCAATAAGAATACCGTTTACATATTTTTTCCATACATCGGCAACAGAATCTCCTGTACCTGCGTATATTCTCCAAACTGTATCGTTTGCGCCAGTAGAAACGCCGGAAACCCAGCCTGCTGCATAATAATTTTCAGTACTGTTACCCCAATGACCTAATAACCAATTATTAACAACACCAGCAATAATACGACCACGATTCGCTCCTGTATATCGGGAAGCACACATAATAGTATATGTGCCGGTCGTTAAATTTAAATCGGATATTTGAGCATATCCATTTCTACCAGTACCAACAGTATTAAACACACCAGATGAAATTGCATTTTGTGAATTCATATTTGCACTATAATTGGTGCCTATCGTATTTTTTATTGTTGTTGGATTTGCACTCAATAGTTCTGAGATTGTAGGTTGCGAACCATCACACACATCAATTCTAGGGTAAGCAAATTGGAGCCTAGTAGTAGAATCAGTATTATCATAATAATGATAGGTTCTATGGTATGCTAATGTTGCATCAGTTGGAAACTTAACATCATCTGGTATATTACCGGCATTAGATGCAACTTTAGTAGTACCACCAGAAGTTGTATAAAAACCACTATCTGGATGTGCAGTTGTTCCTGTGTATCCCGCAGGAAATATATGTCCATTCACAAGATACCATTGATTTTGTGTAAGCGCATCTACCCCTCTATAATCCCAATAAGGATTAGTTTGTGTGGTATTATTTAATAATATAGTACTATTTGTGCCATTTGTATTTAATCCTAAATAAAAAATTCCGTTGGCGGTTGTCGAAGTTCTCCTCACCCAAACAGAAAATCTATAAGTTTTTGTTCTATCAATAGCAAAATAATTAGTATTCCATCCACCATCTTGATTGCCATCACCTGATGGCCTGGTTTCCCAAACAACACTTGATTTTCCCCAAGGATCGGTATCCAAAACACGGACATTTTCCGTAACGACCGATTGATTGGCTGTATAGTAACTGACCGTTGATGTTTGTCCATCTGCCCAACTACTAGTATCAATTAGTGAAGTTGTTACAGCATCAATTGCAGATTTTCTATTGCCAGCATCTATACTTAATAACAGTCCGTCAGTAACTATATTTGGTCCTGAACTAGAAGCCATTAGTTATCCCCATATGGTTGAACGAAGTGTGTATAATAAATCATAGTTCATACCTCCCTCTAAGTGCATTGAAGTTTTGTGAGACTTCCGCGGCAGATAATGCTCTATTGTATAGTTGTACAGCATATATTGAACCACCAAAATATACAGAATAACCATTACCAATAGTGATATTAGCAGTTCCTGTAACTACTGTTGCTCCATATGGATTGGATTGGGTATTACCTAATACACCATTTTTATACCACGCAGTTTGTGTAACATTACGGGTGATACATATCATTGCTGTCTCACCAACTACTACACTAAAGGGTGAACCATGCGCAGTATATGGAGTTCCATTAGTTCCTGCTGTACCATAAAAATAATTAAAGTAAGTATCATTTTCGTGTGTGATTGTTCCGCCACCACCGTATGCTTGATTATACGGATTTCTTCTTGCTGTAGATGGTGATTGATTTTTCATCCATATGATAATTGTCTGTTCGTTATTGAATGTGAATGAAGTAGCATTAAACGGGACTGTTATGGAATCACTAGTGCCATTAAAACTAAACGTATTATTTGCTGCATACGTTAAACTAGATGCAGTAACTGTATTATTATTGGTAAGATCAACAATTGCTTGAGTATTACTTCTGCTTGCCGATGTTGTTGTGGTAGGAATATATGGAGTTGCGTATGATCCGGCTTCGAGTTGTGCGCCCCAGATGTAAATGTCCGTAGCAACAGCATTCCTTGTAACCAGTGTGGGGCCAAGAGTTGATCCTGATGCTGTTACTGTGCGGCTGACGCGCTGCCACTCAGTTGTCACTGCAATGGCAACGTCTGATCCGGTCATTGAAATGTTCACGTTGCTTACAGCACTAGATGCGCGAACATATACTGAGTATGTGTATTGCTGCCCTATCGTGACTGTAGGCGCGGTGGTTGGCTGCAAGTTGGCGTTTGCCGCTGCTGAAAAAGACAAAGTATCAGCCGTCAGCGTCCCATCGGGCGCGATTGTCGTATTAGCAGTTACCGACGACAACCCTTTAAACCAAGCAGCATTATCAAACTCACTGCTATACGTGAACAGGTTAGTAGCTGGCGCACCTTTCCACGACTTCTGTGTATTATTCATATCATAATACAAAACCAAGCCATTGGTAACTACTGAAGGAGAATGTGAAAGACTCATTATATATTATACCTTGGACTTACTGCATTAAAGTTTTTTAGAATTTCTGTTGCGGATAGGGCACGATTATAAATTCTGCCAGCATAATAAACCCCAATCAAATTAACATACGTTGTTCCTGATCCGCCAACTAGAAATGGATCACCATTCACACCAGCGCATGCGGCACCAACAAGCGCAGTTGAACTTTGAAAGACTCCATTATGATAACAAGAAACCACGCTACCTGTTACGGTTATAGTCACTACATTTACACGATTTAACATACTTGGAATAGTGAATGTATGATACTGCAATCCTTCTGCGCCAGTTCTTTTAATAAAACTGTAAGTTGTGTCAGTCGATGCTTGTACTGCATAATTATACGTTGACGCTGATCCCTTAGCAAGTAACTGATTGGTTAAACCAAAATATGTGGATGCTTGATATCCAGTAGGTTTAAAGATTTGTTCTATAGTAAAATCTGTAGTGACAGTCAATGGTGATGCTAAGGCGATAGTACCAAAATTCAAATAATTTGCTGCGCTACCATCACTTGACCAACCACCATAGTTAGATGTTGAATAAACCCCTGTACCGCTGAATGCTCCAGTAACTGCATTCTTCAAATCAGTTACTGTAGTGCCAGATCCAGGATAAGAACCAGTTACACCAAAATCTATATTATAAACTAATCCTGTTTGATTGATGCCTGCAGTTGTAACCTGAGTTCTTCCTGTATTAGTTACTGCACCAAAATTTCGATCTAACCCATAAGAGATTCCCATTATTCAATCTCTACTTCAAGTTTATTAACGTCAATGCGTTCTGCGAATATTGTATAGAAACAATTTATGGATTTGTTCAGTAAGTTTCCATTACAGACAGTAACTACATTATTTGAAATATTTTCAACGTACAAATCTTGGTGTTTACCAATAGGAGTCAGGTTCACAGTGATAGAATCAGGGTCAACTAACTTAGTCCAGTATTCAGGAAGTTTAATCTTATTACCCTCTAGTCTACCTCTAATATAAACACCGTTCTCTGGCCCTTCAAGAGAACCATAACGTAATTGTTTACCTTCTTTAGTTGGATGAGGGATTACGAAAGACTTAGTAGTAGCAGCGAATGATCCAACAACTTGGAGTTTGTATGTGGTTGATGTTGCGCCGATTACTACGTTGCCAGAAATGGTTGTTGAACCGGAAACAATTAATACATTATTCGAAGATATGAATTGTAAACTTGAAGAATTTGATAGGTAACCGGTTGTATTAGCAAAGATAATAGAATTTGCCAAATAACCAGATGCACTAGCAGAAGTATTTGCCTTACTAAACGCGGCCGCAATTGCAGCATTCTGTGTTAAATCAACACCTTGAATGGTACTAATATTGGTGTTCTGAGTATTATTAACACCTTGGCCAATAACAATATTGGCATTAGCGGTATTAAGACCACCTTGTAGTGTATTGGCTAAACCAAATGCTGCAGTTATGGATGCATTCTGAGTAAGATCAACACCCTGTATTGCTGTTATGGTTGTATTCTGTCCAACATCTACACCTTGAATTATGGTGATATTAGCATTTTGAGTATTATTAACTCCTTGTCCAATAACTATATTAGCATTGGCGGTATTCAATCCACCTTGAAGTGTGTTAGCTAATAAGAATGCAGCAGAGATACTGGCATTCTGTGTAAGATCAACACCTTGAATGGTACTAATATTGGTGTTTTGAGTAACGTCAACA